AGAGGGTAGAAAATACCGCTCAACAAATCCCTGAAATACCCCCAGAGGATATATAGGGTCGCAGAATGTAGATTGTGCGACACTATAGGGAGCTAGAAATAGAGCGGTGTCTAGAGGGGGGAGGGTACCTTGCCCATCTTGTGAGGGATATAAATATATATATTGTACCTCCCACAATTTTTCTAAAATACCTACTATTGACAACTAAGTAAAAACAATGTCTAATCAGATGCAAGCATACATAGACCAGTGGAAGCAAATGGGCGACCAGTGGGTCAAAGGTGAAATACGGTTCTCAGAGTTTGACACTGGAGAGAAGCGGATAAAGCTGAATGCGAAGCAGAAGGAGTTTGTGAATGCGTTACAACCTACTCACTTATTGTTGAGTGGTGGTTACGCAGGTGGTAAGACAACCGCGTTTCTCGTTAAGCTCTGGCTTCTATGTATGTGTTTTCCGAACTCACGAATTCTCTTGGGGAGGAAGACATTGAAGAATATTGAGCAGGCGTTGTTGCCTGACTTGTTTGATATCTTTCCGAAGGGGAGCTACGAGTATAAGGCTGGTCCTGGTTTGATTAAGATTGTGAATGGCTCTGAGATTATCCTTAAAGGTCTAGATGTTATGACTGGTGGTACTGAGAAGGAAACCAAAAAGTCTATGCAGGACATTAAAGGGTTGAGCCTCTCAGGGGTGTTTATTGACCAGCTGGAGGAGATTGACTTTTCTATCTATGAGGCGTTGTCAGGACGGTTGCGTAAGAATGATGTCCCCGTACATCAGTTCAACTCAACCACAAACCCTGCGAACTATTGGGCACGGAAGTTCTTTATTTCAGAACCTAGAGAGAACACACGTTTAATCAAGACTTCAATGTTTGATAACGCGGACAACTTACCGAAGGGATATATTGATGACCAGATTGCAAACCACGGAGAACTCTATAGAAAAATTTACGTAGAAGGTGAATGGGACCTGGACTTACTCTTAGAGGGGTCTGTCTTTTCTTCAGAGGTCTACAACGCACAGAAAAACTTTATCCGTCCACCCAAACGGGAGTTGGATGGTATTAAGATATTCGAAGAACCAACAGATGAGATATACCAGATAGGTGTTGACCCATCAGTGGGAAGTGTGGACCCATGTTCTATTAAGGTGGTGTCAAAGACCTCTGGGCGTGAGGTTGCTTCTTATTCAGCTTTTGTCCCTACGGAGGTGATTGCTGATAAAGCGGTCCTCCTGGCAAATATGTATTCAATGTTACGTCCCACCCTTATAGTCCCTGAGGCCACAGGAATAGGGCAGGCGTTGATTGAGGCTCTCAAGAAGCGCTATGAGCACATCTATGTTCGTGAATCATTTAACTACCGCACGAATAAGAAAACCCAGAAGCTGGGATTCTACACAAACTTCCAAACAAAGAACCAGTTGATTGAGAATATGACGTCATTGTTGAATAAGAACTTTGTGAAGATTTCTGACCAACAAACATTAAATGAGTTAAAGGTCTTTCAATACACAGACGAGGCAAAGAAGTCAGGGGCGGGGGCACCATCGAACGAACATGATGACAATTTAATGGCCCTTATGCTTGCGTTTTGGAATGTTGACCCTGTCACTGATAAGGTTGATAAGGTGAAAGAGGAGCTCCGAAGGGCGCAGAATGAATTCAAGCGACGCCTTAAAGTGAGAAACCCAGCAAGGTAGTGATATAATGGATTTACAATGTCAAGTATTTTCAGTGAAGTCAATACTTTTGTTCAAGGTTATAAAGACCGCAAGATTGAACGGGTAGAAGGACTTGAGTACAACCAGTACGAAACAATTAGAACAATTGAGTTTTACACAGACTCAAAATATTTATTTGGTCAAACAGATGAGTTGGGCCGAGACAAACCTTTTTATAATATTGTCAACTATCGATTAAACACTGCAGAGAAAGCAACACAGTTTAATCTTTCACGTGTAACGCTTTTACCAGATGTCACTGATGGAGAAGAGAGCGACCCAATTCGGGTTCGCCTTTTGGACAAAGAACTCCACGACTGGTTTAAGAAAACAAACTACCAAGCATCAGTCCACATCCAAAACCACGTACGGCCTAAGTATGGAGGTTTAATGGTTAAGAAGATTGAAAAGGATGATGACCTCAAGGTAGAGACGGTTGATTGGCGCAACCTCATCACAGACCCCGTTGACCCACTCCGAGGAAAGATTGTTGAAATCCACTACTTAACTCCAGACCAACTAAAAGAGAAATCAGCAGTCTGGAAGAACACAGGAGAGGCGATGGAACTTTGCCGAGAAAAGCAAAAGACCGCTATCGGTGGTGTTTACAAACCAACAACGAAACAAATTAAGGTGTACGAAGTGTACGCCCGATTTGAAGAAGATGACTACCAACTAACTCGTTCTTTCATGGCGGGGATTGATGAGGGTAAAAACATTCTCCTACGAAAAGATAAAGTGGACGCACTTCCTTACAAGTTCCTCCCATGGGGTAAACTCTCTGGACGAGGCCTGGGGCGCGGGGTTGTTGAAGATGGATTCGAGGCTCAAGTTTGGACAAACGACACTATCCTGAAACAACGTGACATCCTAGAACACTCTGCTAAGGTGCTTTACCTTACAGACGACGACACAGTAGAAAACAACTCTCTTATTGGTATGGATACAGGGGACATTATTCATGTCGCCGAAGGAAAGCGATTCCAACAAGTGAATGTTGTACCAAGTTCATTTCCACAACTCAGTTCTCTTATTGGACAATGGGACAGCCAATACGAACGTGTCTCAGCTACGTTTGATGCGGTGACTGGAGCAAACACGCCAGCACGAACACCGTTCCGAACTATTGCGCTTCAAAGTCAAGCGGGTAATTCACAATACGTACAACGGGCAAATGAATTCTCAAACTTCCAACGTGAAATCATTTATGATTGGGTACTTCCACACCTCGTAAAGAAAATAAACAAGAAGCATCTTCTTGAACTTGATGAAGACTTACAACGAATCACTAATGAGGCTTTCCAAAACTATAAAGCAAATCAAATGGTGGTGGAAAAACTTTTAAATAAGGAACGAGTTACATCTTCAGACTACAATCTTACAAAAGCTCAAGCCGCTTCAGAAATTGAAGGTGAAGACATTTATCTTGATATTCCTAAGGGATACTTCAAAGACCTGCGTGTTAGTGTAGATGTGGTAACCGACGACTCAGAAGTTGATAGAGCAGCAATCCTAGAAGGACTCAATAACATCCTCATTTCAGTTGCACAAAATCCACAAATCCTTACGGACCCAACTCTCTCAAAGGTATACGACAAGGTTATTGAATTAGCAGGAATTAACATTTCATCAAATGAACTACGAGATTCCGCAAGAGGACAAGGTGCGAATAGCGCAGGTCTACCACAACCCGCAGCAAATGCAAGCCCTGAAGAACTACTTGCTACAGCAGGTCAACCAGCAAGTGCTGGACCTGGTGTATAGCGGGAAAGACCCACAAGGGGTGGCCGAAGCTAAGCGTTTTGTTGAGAATGCATTTAAAAAACTGGAAGCAGATTTTAAAACTGTTTCACCTAAAGCCCATAAACCATCAAGGTAGTGGGTTGTCAATGCTATACTAGAGAAGGAATTAAAAGTTTATATGGCAGTTGCGTATCTGCCTTATCAAAGAACGGCTAATATATGAACGAACAAGAAACTACGGAGACTCCTGACGCCTCAGTTCAGGACGGCGAAGGCTCAACCGCTAAAAATAGTGAGGCCTCACAGAACTCTGTTGAACAGACTTCTGAGGATTCTGTAAAACAAAAAGAAATTGCAGAGAATCAGAAAATCCGTGCAGAGAAAGCAGAAGCTGAATTAAAAGAGCTTCGAGAACGGATAAAATCTCTTGAGGGTAATCCTCAACCAAAGGAAACGAGCAAGCCTCAAGAATCAAAACCTGCTCAAAATGACCTTTCAAAGGATGAAGTAATTTTGTACGCAAAAGGACTCACCGATGAACAGGTTGAGTGTGCGAAGAAAATCGCATCACTTGAAGGTTGCTCTATAGTAGGAGCAACAGAAACAGACCTTTACAAAACGTGGCAAGCAACCAACCAGACTCGTCTGGAGAAAGAACAGGCACAGCTTGAAGCTTCTCAAGGCGCTGGTGAGGTTGTGAAAAAGAAAGGGTTCAACCAACGGATGACGGCGGAAGAACACCAAGCCGCATGGCGTGAATCAATGGGTCTGTAAAATTACCCAGATAATAGTTCATTAACAATATGGCATTTCCATCAGATACAGCAACAGCCGCTGACTTGGCTGTACTTATTCCTTCTGTTTGGGGAGAACGAATCAACGACTTTTTCAAAGACAATGCAATTTTCGCTGATTTCTTCACAGACCGAAGTTCAGAAGTAGCTATGGGAGGTGACAACTTGGTAACACCTAACCTTACCGAAATGAGTGCATACTCAAAGGGCGCAGCAACAGCTGTTACGCTTGACATAATTGGGCGTATCAGATGGGCAGTTTACATGGTAAAATCAAACCATGAAACACTGTTGCAAAACGTGTAAAAAGGAAATCTCCTTACTGTCATCTGTGAGAAATGCAAAATAAAATTTGAAGTACAGAATAAACTTCAAGTACACCACGTACAACCATTATCAGACTCGATGCCCATCGGGGTAAATCGGAAGAATTGCTGGAACCCTTACTTAAGCAAATTAAGAGGCAATC